CAAGACCAGGGATGAACTCTGTCGAAGTCTGGCATGATTTCAAGTCTTGTGCAAGGAACCCTGTGTCTGCGATCCCAACCTTGCCGCCATCCCGCATGTTCCAGTCAAAGGAAACAGGCTTGAGCCGGTTGACAAAATCCAAACCCGGAACTAAAGGCTGGATGTTGGTTTTGTCCCGAGCATCTGAGATAGCAGTGATAACAGTGACCGCGCAACGCAAAACGGTGACTGAACTATTGCCTAACGTAAACTCATTACTGACGCCTACTGATGAAGGAGTAGCTTGTGAGCCTATGCACGCAACATTGTTTGCAGTACCTGCTGCAACACCACCGGCTCTCCACCCAATAAAAACGTTTCCATCGCCTGTTAGAGGACTACCAGCCGCTGAACCAACGCAAGTATTCCCGGCTCCATAAGTGTTTGCGTTTAAAGCGTTATGTCCAATAGCTACATTGTCAACAGCAAGAGCGTTATTGGAAAACTGCATACTAGAATAACCAACTGCCGTATTTCGCGCTGCAATAACGCTAAGTGCGGCAAACGAACCCAAAGCCGTATTTTCAGCGCCAGTAATATTTTGGCCTAACGCGCTACGACCTACGGCAGTATTGTTTAAGGCAGAAGTCAGAGACGCCAACGCGCTGCTTCCGACAGCAGTCGACCCTACACTAGCGGCTAGAGCAGCAGCTAAAGCGCCGTTGCCTACTGCCGTACTTGAAGCATTGGCCGCCCTACCAATTTTCACTCCTTGGACAGTAAGACTAGTACCGTCAAAAGTAAGATTTGTAGACCCAGTTACTGCTCCGCTAGAACTGAAGAGTACTCGCGTTGTGGCAACCCCTGATATTGTTGCCGAACTAGCAGTTAGTGCAGTAAAACTTCCCGCCAATGGAGTGCTAGTTCCAATTATTACATTGTTAATTTGATTGCCACCGCCAGAGAGCGTGCCGCTCAATGACACCGCAGGGATAGGCCCGGCGATGGTGGTAGCCGGGCCGACCGAAGTTACTGGGCCGGTCAAGTTGGGCGCAGTCAATAAGACGGTCGTTTGCTTGGTAGCGCCACCTTGCACCACCGCAACAAGTTCAGCGCCTGTGAGTGGTGTTGTAGCTGCGGGTAGAGCTGAGATTTTAATGCCTGCCATGATTGATCCTTAAACTTGCCACCAGTTGCCACCAGTACTAGAGAAACAGAAGCGCACCACTTGCCCGGCTGTTAGCGCCAGGCTGACGCCGCCAGCTAACCTGAAGGTGTTGGCGCCTGCCGCAGAATGAACAATCGTTAAGTTGCCGTTGCCAGCCTGAATCAACAAGTCACCGTTGCGCTCGTAGTCCGACACGGTGTTGGGCGTAGCGTCGAACGTTGCCGTTGAGATGCTGGCCGCTGCTGCTGGCGTGACTATCACCTTAGTGTAGCCCGTAACAACAATGGCTTGCCCCGCACCGACAGGCGTTAACGCTGCGGGTACAGCGTACCGCACCATCTGCAAGCTAGTACGCCGGGGCGAGATTGCAGTAAAGTAGATGGCGTTGTTGCCGTAGATGTCACCGTACACCCATTCCCGAATGATTGGGTAGACTGTGGCGCCCTGATTAAACGTGGTGATGAGCGCTTCTTGGTAGAACGTATCATTCGTATCAAAGAAAAAGGCGCCGACGTCAGAGTATAGGTAAGCCAAAGATGGCACGCCCGTACCTTTGAACACGTACCCGACGCCAAGGCGAACAGGTTCCGTGCCGCCGTTGGAACCCGCTAGGCAACGAATTATTGCGCTGTAGCCGGTAGCCAAGTCAGCGCGGTCAAATTTTCCGCCGATCATGTTGAACGAACGGTAGGAATTCTGGACTCGGATGCCTTCTCCGCCGGTCGTCAAGCTACCAAAGCGCTCGATGTTGCAGTTCAACAGCGAGATATCAGGATAGTCAACAAAATCAAAATCTGCTTGAAAGACATCTACATGCGCTGGGTCGCTGCCAAAGACGCCCCAGTAGTCACCCTCATTAAGACCGTTACAAGCGTTCATCAGGATGGAACCCGCCAGACGGTATCCTGCTTTGCCGGGGCCGCACTCCAATGCGTAGCAACCAATCCAGTTCACGCCTGGCCCGCATCTGACACGGAACGAGTGGCCTGTCCGGCTAAGTGAGGACACGTTCATCACTGTCATTGAGAAGAAACGAGGAGCGTAAAGCCCATCGTCGCCAGACTCGATGTAGAGGTTCTTCAGCTCGCCCAAATAGGCTTGGCCTACGATGGGCAGAATGTTTGAAAGGTCTATGCCTTTCCCAGCACCTGTGTTAACTATGCCAAAGTCACGGAAAAACGGGCGAATGTATTGCATTGCCGCTGTTGTGATGACCGGCGTAGCAACGTTATCCGCATAGATTTGCGACTCCCACGGGCCATCGCCGTAGATCGTGATGAACTCTTTGCTGATGGTCAACGACGATACGATGCGGTAGCGCCCGCCTGGGATGTACAGCGCCCGCCCGCCATACTGAAGAGTAGCTTCGCAGTAAGCAATAGCGCTTTGGAAGGCTACCGTGTCGTTTGTAGTGCCGTCACCAACAGCGCCGAAGTCTTTGACGCTGACCACATCCCGCAACTTGGCCTGCACCGTGCGGGTAGTTCCAGAAGCAGGGGCATAGCCAACAAGCGACGAACCGGCGCTACTAGCAAGACTGGCTTCAAACGCAAGCAGTGCGTTCATGGCGTCTTGCGTGGTGATGTTGTCAGAAGTCCAGATTTCTACATCGCTAGGGTCTGTGAGCTTGAGCTTGTAGGAGCTGGTGCCTAGCCACACTGCCGCTTCGCCCCGGCTGTCAAGGATGATTGGGTTGGTGTTAGTAGAAACCCCCGCCGCATCAATGTAGGTTGCCAGCGGTGTGGTGGTGCCTGCGGCGTAGGAGTAGAGTTTTCCACCCACCAATGGGATGCCGCCAGCGGTGAAGAACTGCAACTTTGGAGCGGGGGAAAGAATTGTGCTCATGTTATACCTGTTGTACGGTCAAAATCATAGATGGTGCTTGCGGGTGTGATGCGGACGCTGGATACGTCAAAATTTGAGTTGTTCCGTTGTCGGTGATCCAATACAACTCAAAATAATCGTTGGCAGCGGCTTGCAAAATATAGTTCCACCCAATAATGGTGTGGCCGTTGATTGCGCCGTGTTTTGGTGGGCTTCCAACAATGCCCGCAGAATTGGCTAAATTGACGCCGTTCTGTCGAATCCAGATAGTTACGTCATCGATTGCAGCAGAAGGGTTTGATATTTCTGCGCTGAATTGGAGGTTGTAGATGCCTGCTCTGGTTACAACAATCCTAGATGTTGGCGACCCAATAGCTACGTTATACGATAGGTCTGTTGAGTTGAACGTGATTGCGGTAGCTATAAGGGCGACGGCAGACTGGGTGGTGGTGTCGTAAAACGCGCCGTAAGCCTTGTCTGATGCAATCGTGATTGAAGCGGCGCCGTTGGTGATCGCGATCCCGCTGCCTGCGGTGAGCGTTGCCTTGCCCAACGTATTGCCTGTGGTGTTGCCAATCAGCAGTTGCCCGTTAGTGTAACTGCTTTGTCCTGTGCCGCCAGAAACAACATTAAGCAGCCCCGACAAGGTAACAGCGCCAATCGTTGCGGTAGCAGGCGTCAGGCCAGTAGCGCCGCCAGAAAACGACAAGACGCCCGTATTGGCAAGGGAGATAGTGCCTGCGCCGTTGGTGATTGAGATACCCGCGCCGTGGCCCAGCGTGTTGAGCGCGTAGCCGGTGCCATTGCCGATCAGCAACTGCCCCGCAGTAGGGATTGTCCCTACGCCTGTGCCGCCGTTAGCGACCGCAACAATGCCGGTGCCGCTACCTGTAATTGAGTACAGGTTGGTAAACCACATGAACCACTCACGCGACACCATAGGGTCTTGATTCCCTACTAACGGAACGCGAGGCGCGGGGATTTGGGATATATTAAGCATTGGTCGGTGACAGGATTAGTTCCGCACCCATGACGGAAATTTTCACCGGGTCAGTGCCCGACACTTCGTACACCCGGTCGCGCAGCTTGAGCGTCATGCCCAAGCGGCGCCAAATAGTGCGGTAGCCGTACTGGCCGATAGCGCCCATCTCGCGCCAATGCTCGTTCGACCAAGTATGACCGCCATCGTCCGACCAGCGCAGCATAGCTTGCGGGTTAGCCCCTTGAACTGTAAGCGGTGTAGCAAGAATTTCTAGGCCAGACTCTGTTAGTAGGTCAAGACCAGACTCCGCAAGCAAAGGCACCAGCGGCGTAAATGTTGGATTACCGTTCAAGCCAACGCCAGTTTCAGCGTCGAGTTGCAGCGAGTGGTGGGCCGTGCGCTTGAGGTTGTTTGCGCCGGTAGGCAACGCCCGCCATGACCGTAGCCACTTCTGGACGCCGCCATTGTCGGCGTAGACATCCAGATTGAACTTGTAGATGTTGCCGTTTTCAAAGTCACCGACGATGGTGTTGCCGCCAAAGTTGCACTGGCAGTTCGACCTGTGCCGGGTGAATTGGCCTTGCTCAATACCGGCGCGTTCGTGCCAGGCTTGGGTCGCTACGTCATAGACCCATGTTGCATTGGCGCTTGGAAACGTGAGAACGTAGAAGGCGTGGCCTTCCTGCTGGTACGTGTAAGCCAGCGCGTTGGACAAGTTGCCGTACTGCGCGATGGCGTACTCAATAGCATGAGTAGAAACCCGTATTCCGGCGTAGCCGTTTGCCTTGTAGACAATGCCCTGGCCCCGTGCGTCGGTGCCAAGCCAGAACAACGTGTTGTCGAGTTTGGCGACCGAATATGCGGCCACACAGCCAATTTCGTTGAACGCGCCTTGGATGGGTGACAACGGGAAGTTGGCAAGCCCGGCGTTGTACCAGACCTCAGTTGAGTCCGTACCAAACACCCACAGTTGCCGGTGGTCGCAATTGATCGCCACTACGCCGTCAGGCGAACCGTCAGCGCTGGAGAAGAACAACGGATCGAATACCAGCGGGTAGATGTACTCACCGGACGCCGGGTTGATCGTATCGACCGACCACAAGCGCTGGCTGTTTGGCTCGTTGAAGATAAACTGCGTGTCCAAGTAGCCGACCGTGACAGCGCCAGGGAAGTTCTCGTCAGTAATCTGGTTAAACTCGCCGGTTGGCTCGTAGTACGTGTAGCTTGGCCCGTTACAGGCAAAGAACAGCACCGCGCCGTTGTCGGCAATAGACACTGGCCCTGTGCCTGACACATCGCCAATCTTGACTGGTGTAGCTGTCAGGCCGGTCAGTTGATAGACCTCCGCGCCAGATACGACATAGAAGTCAGTGCCGTTGGTCTGGTGCGACCACAGCGCCCGGATAGGCCCAGTCCCTACGGTCTGAAGGAACTCTAGCCCTGGTGTGCGGTTCAGAAAGCCCGCAGTCTTGCCGCCATCCGTTGTGGCCTCTGGAAACATGTTGACCATGCGGTTGTCCGCAGCGTTGATGCTGCGGGCAACGTATGAGGCGCCA